AGTCTTCCACTCGTCATACAAACCTTTTGCTTTACGATCCATGCCAAGTGCCTTACCAAAGTCTTTTACTCTTGGCACCATACTTGTGTCTGCGTACATGTCACGAGCAAGATTGATGTGCTTTACCTTTTCTTCTGTAAGCTCAACACCATCTGCTTGCATCATTTCACGCATAACATCTTCTGTCCAATCACACATACGGATTAGGAATCCGTCACCATCTCTTTCAATACTCATATCTTATCCTCTTTGTTGTGATATCTATTGTTGTTAGGGTCGCCTGCTTCCAGATCATCTAGATCTGGTCGCTTCTTGCCTTTGAGCCAACGCTTACCGTCCTTGTGATTGCCTTGCTCTGTGTCTACACCACTTATGTAGTGTCCGCCCTTGTGTCCTTCTGGGAGTTTTTTGTTTCGGTCTAAACCAATGTAATGACCGTTGTCTTTCTTACTCATTATTACTAAAAGTTATTAAACACATATACTATTATACTTAAAAGTTATATCGTGTCAACCTCGATTGTCCAAAAAGTTTTTTATGGGTACATAAAAGAAAAGCACCCGAAGGTGCTTTCCTGCTATTTTTGGTAACAAGGTATAACTACCCCGTAGCGATCAAGCCGCTAGTGCAAAGTTTTCGTTTGCGTTTGTAGTGTTTGCTGATTTACGGTCTCGCCTACCGGTAACTCCACGTTCTCTCTTACGCCTGTCGATCCTATTCGCCCACATCATAAGCACTCTGTTTAGTTCTTTACGATCCGCCCTCGTCAGGTTGGGATAGAGTGCTTATGGTGTAGGCGCCGGGTACCGCCCCCGGGTCCAGCTCGTCGTTGATTGGCTTCAACGTTACAGTTATATTTATAACACCTTTATCAAAAGATGTCAAGCTCTAATTGTTCTGCTTGTTCTTTTTCTTGTTGGGGAGTTTGTAAAGGGCGTAGCCAACTGTCTGCAATGTATGCTCTTGGGCTAGGTCCTAGTCCTATTTCTAAATCTTCTGCTTCAATCCACCAGTAATGATCTGTAACAGGAGCCTGGCACGGCATTCCTCTAAATTGAAATTGTTCACGTTCGTTAAATTTACCAATGTATTCTGCTACACTAACATAACGGCCAACATTTTTTGGATGGACTGAAAAAACTATTACTGCTCTGTCACCTGCTTTAACATTCATTTTTATTTCTTTCGTAATTAAAAACCATTTCTGATAACTTATCTACTTTACGTAACCATCCATCGGCGCCTACAATATAAACATCGCCTTCTTCATATAATGTACCTTTAGTATTTGATTTATTACCGTCAGCATCATAACCCATAACTTCCTTATCCCAGTCACCTTTGACACGAAACCCATTAGGACCTTGTTCTATTGCGTAATCAATCCAGATTGACATTAAACTTTCTCCACTAATTTTGCTTTAGGGTATTTAAGTAAAAAATGTGTAGCTTGTTTTGAGTCGGGTAATTCTACGTAGATGTCGCAACGGCAATAAGTATCACCTGGTATTGTTTGACTCTCTGATCTTAACAAATGCCATTGCCAATTGTTAGATTCGATTAATTTATAAACTTCATCACCTAGTTCCCTGCGAATCCATAATTGCTCCATACTTGATTTTGCATGAGTCCATTTGTATTCGCAGGAACTAAGATAGTAACGCATCACCATATTCCTAAGGTTCTGCCATTGCCTGCTATGATAGCAAGGCAAGTAAGAATGTGCAACACCACCCAAGCAGTACGAATGATTGCAACTCGGTCAGCCTTATTGTCATCATTGTATGCTTTCTGCCCAAGGGCCTTGCACCAGTATTCCCACATTTACATTGCATTCTTTTTATCTTGGATTTCTTTTCTGCGTTCTTTTGTAAGTTTACCTAGGTCACCTAGTGCCTTACGTGCTCTTGCGGCCGCGGCCTTAACACCTTTTTCTTCAAAAGTTGCATGTTCTGCAAGATAGTTGTTGTACGCTTGTACAATTTCTTCATGGTTTGTCATGTTTTTCTCCTTAGTTTACGTTGGTATCACCAGACGCTGTTATAATCTTAGCAACATATGGTCCTTTTCCTACACTATCATTTAGCCTAGCAGTAGGTCTATTATTTGTTTTTTGAGTACCAGATGCACTTATTATTTTACTTTGATGTCCGCAATCTGCACGAACAATATCATTTAACCTTGCTACACCTCTGCCGTTGGCTTTTGTGTCGCCAGACGCTGTAATTATTTTGCCACCTACTCCTAAAGGAGGATCGTGAGCAAAACAAGTACCCGTAGTTCTATCATTGAGTCTTGCTACGCCTCTTGCCATATTATGCTAGTGCCGCTTCTATACGCTGTTGAATTGCTAGTGCGGCTTGCTCTAGTCCTGAACCTGCAGAAGCAAACGCACCTTGGGCGGCTTCGGCAGCCTGTCCTGCGGCTCCTGCGGCTGCGGCACCCAATTCTTCTAGGTTAGGAGCGGATGATTCTAAACCTTGTGCAAGTGAATCAAGAGCACCACCTGGTGCAATTACTGCTTTTAATTGTCCTGCACCTGCTTCGGCTACATCAGCTATAGTATCTAATGCACCTACTACTCCGCCGCCAACACCTTCAATTACTGCTGTTACTGCTTTACAACTTCCAGCACCGATTGCATCGATTGCTTGAGAAAGGACTTCGCCAACTGTTCCTAAAGCACCGCTAATAGCATCTACTGCTGAATCAATAGCATTGGCCATTGCTGAAGCCGCATCGCTTAAAGCCGTTCCTAAATCTCCAACCGCACCGTCTATTGCTGAAAATAAACCTGCTATTGCTTCTGCGCTAAGAGTTAATACTTTGTCAATTGCAGATGCAAGTAAATCTGTGACTTCGGCTATTACTTTTGCTACAACTGCACCGACTGCCGCAACTGCACCAATTGTAAGAGCAATAGCCGCTTCGGCTGCTCTTGCCGCTTCTGCAACTATATCGCCTGCCACTGATCCCAATGTACCTAACAAATCACAAGCATCTCCACTCTGTGCCGCCATTTGGGTAGCACCTTGCTCAACTGCCGCTTGTAATGGTGCGGCGGCCGCTTCCATGTCGGCTTGAAGAGTTGCAAACTGTTGTTGTAATGGATTTAATACCATTCGTTACACCTTTATTCCTGTTGTTTGTTCTACGTATTGGCTTGCTAATTCTTTTGCAGTCTTAGCAATACATGTAACTGCACGACTTTGTAGATTATATTTTCCGTCATGTGCTACGCTAAACATGAATGGCGCCATACCAATCCCTTGCTGGCCGGCAACTAGTGCCATTGGTTTATGTAGTACATAAGCATCATCTTTTTCTTCTTCTAGTCTTGCAATTACTTCTTCACCTGAAGTAAGTTTTAGTGAAACTGTGTCGCCTACCTTGTATGGAGTTTCAATTAACATTATAGAGTGTGTCCTGTTCCGGTATAATTTGTTTCTTCAATATACTTGACCATTTGCTCCCAGCCGCCGATTTTATTTCCGTTAATAACAATCTGCGGAACTGTTCTTGCTCCTGGGAATGTTTCAAGCAATTCCTCTTTGGTATAGTCTGTGCCTAGTGTTTTGTATTCGTAATTATATCCACGCTGTTCACAAAGTGCTTTTGCTTTGTCGCAGAATGGACACATTGGTTTGCCATAAATTGTAATCATTGACATAAGTCCTCATATTTTGTTGTGTGTGCTCTGTGTAATACGCCGTTTGGTACATCGTTATGTAGGCCGAACAGTCGTTGAATAAATCTTATCATAATGAAAATCCTTTAAATGTATCTGCTGATACATCTTGTTTGGTTCCGCCTGATACATAAGAACTTATTTCTGTTTCCTGAGGGGCTACTTGTACATCGCTACCAGATATCCATTTTTGTGTCCAAGGTAATGGATTATTTTTTATGGTGTATGGACTTTTTAAGCCAATGTTATTCATTCTACGTGTGCAAATAAATTCTATGTAGTCTGATAAAAGTCTTGTATTCAATCCAATCATTGATCCATCCTTAAACAAATAATTAGCCCAGACTTTCTCCTGATCAACTGCATCTACAAACATCTTGACGCACTCGTCTTCAGTTTCTTTTGCAATTTTTTCATAATCTTTATCATCAGTTTTTAATATCTTAAGTAAAGCCTGAGTTGATGCAAGGTGTAAATTTTCGTCACGGGCAATTAATTTAATAATTTTTGCGTTGCCTTCCATTTTCTTAAGTTCAGCAAAAGCCCAACTACATGCAAATGAAACGTAAAAACGCACACCTTCAAGTATATTTACACTCATCAATGTTAGCCATAGTTTCTTTTTGAGTTCGTATAAATCTACGCTTACTTTCTTTCCATTTACTGTATGATTGCCTACGCCTAATAAATTAAAATACATTGATGTTTCAATTAGGTCGTCGTAGTATTTTGATATGTCGTCTGCACAATCTACAATTTCTTTAATATCCATTAGCTCATCAAATACTTTTGATGGATTAGAATACACATTACGAATAATATGAGTGTAACTACGACTGTGAATAGTTTCACTAAATGTCCAAGTTTGGATCCAGTTTTCAATTTCAGGCAAACTGACAATAGGAGCAAATGCTTCTACAGGAGCACGACCTTGTACACTGTCTAGTAGTATTTGACGCTTCAAGTTCGAAGTAAAAATATGTTGTTCGAAATCAGTTAATGCTTTGAAGTCCTTTGCATCCTGATAGATATCAACTTCTTCCGGTCGCCAAAAGAAACCTAATTGTTTATCGGTTAATCCGTCAAACTGTTTATACTTTAATGTATCATATCTTTGAATAGTTGGTCCTCCTGATGGATCAAGAAATGCCAATACTTTTGTATGATCAACTCGATTTTCCGTATCAAATACACTCATGTTTTTACTTCCTTATATTGTACAACTTTCACATGCTTCTTCGTCTATATATCCTTCATTAGGATAATCTACTGGTTGCGACTCAAACATTTTGTTTACGTCAACTTCACCTTGACCATCGTTAGTGTTAAAATAGTACAACTGCTTACCACCGTACTTATAAAACATGAGCATGTGTTGTAGTAACACACTCATAGGAATTTTTTCATCTTCGAAGAACACAGGGTTATAACTTGTATTCACACTAATACCTTGATCAATATATTTTTGTAACACACTTACAATTTTTATATAACCTTCTGGACTACGTTGATTCCAAAGAAGATCATACTTATTTTTTAGGCGTTTAAATTCTGGCACTACTTGTGTCAGCACACCGTGTTTGCTCTGTTTAACAGAAATCAAATTTCTTGGCGGTTCAATACCATTTGTTGCATTTGCTATTTGCGCACTAGTTTCGCTTGGCATCAATGCCATTAGTGTTGAGTTGCGGATACCTGTCGCTTTTAATTGTTTACGCAAGCCTTTCCAATCCATTCTTTCTTTGTGCGGTAAAATTTCGTCAAGGGCTTTTGCATATGTTTGATTAGGTGTAATACCATGTCCGTATTTTGTTTCTAGTGTGCCGGGACATGCACCTTGTTCTTCTGCTAAATCTGCACTTGCTTTAATTAGATGATATGACCATGCTTCTGCATACTCATCAATAAGAGCAAGGCCTTCTGCATCTATATCTTGATATGATAGTCCTTGTTTAGCCATCCAATATGCAAAGTTAATAATACCAATGCCTAAGGGTCTACGTTTTTCAGTTGACAACTGTGCGGCTACCACAGGATATTTTTGATAGCTTAACAAAGAGTCTAAACCTCTGACTGCCAGTGTTGCTACTCTTTCAAAGTCACTTGGATGTTTGATGTTACCCCAGTTGATAGCACTTAGTGTGCATAGGCTAATTTCACCTTCTGGATCACTTAAATCATTTAATGGTTTTGTTGGCAAATCAATTTCTGCACACAAATTTGATTGTCTAATAGGAGCAACTTCAGGCAAGAACGCACCATGGTCGTTTGCATTGTCTACATTCTGTAGATAGATACGCCCTGTGTTTTTACGTTCTTCCATAAATGCACTAAACAAATCGATTGCTTTAACTGATTTTTTACGTAGTTTTGTATTGCGCTCTGCTGTTTCATATAATTCACGGAACTTATCTTGATCTGCAAAGAAAGCATCATACAAGCCTGGTACATCACTTGGCGAGAATAAAGTTATTTCTCCGCCTTGAATAAGTCTTTCATAAAACAGTTTATTAAATTGTACACCGTAATCTACGTGTCTAATTCTATTATCTTCTGTGCCTTTGTTATTTTTTAACACTAGCATTTCTTCAACTTCGTAGTGCCAAATTGGATAGTAAATGGTTGCCGCTCCGCCTCTCACACCACCTTGTGAGCAACTTTTTACTGCGGCTTGGAACATCTTATAAAAAGGAATAATACCTGTATGATATGCATCGCCTTTCCTAATAGGAGAACCTAAAGCACGAATAGCGCCTCCGCCAATACCAATACCTGCCTTTTGACTTACATACTTAACTACTGCACTTGTAGTAGCATTAATGCTGTCTAAACTATCATCGCTTTCAATCAATACGCAACTGCTAAATTGTCTTTGCGGTGTGCGAACGCCTGCCATTACAGGTGTAGGCAAACTAATGTCATGCAAACTGATTGCATCATAGTAGTCCTTTACCCATTGTAATCTTTCATCTTCAGGATAGGTATGGAAAAGTGTTGCCGCTATTAACATATAGCACATTTGCGGGGTTTCAAATATTTCACCTGTTACTCTATTTTGACAAAGATATTTGCCACGAAGCTGTTCCATGGCTACATAGGTTAAGTTTTCATCGCGGTCGTGTTTAATGTAAGAATTAAGTTTATCCCATTCATCATCGTTGTAATAATCTAAAAGTTCAGGATCGTAAAAGCCAAGATCTATATTTTTCTTAACAAGGTCTTTGATGTGCCACGGAGTGTATTGACCGTAAACATCTTTTCTTAAATGATAGTTAATTAATCTACCACCAACATATTGATAGTTAGGAGTTTCTTCAGTAATGAGATCAGCTGCCGCTTTGATTAAAGTTTCTTGTATTTCTACTGTAGTCATTCCATTGTAAAATTGTATTTGACTTTTAATTTCTACTTCACTAGGACTTACCCCTGTTATATTATCACAAGCATGGAATACTACTTTGTGTAACTTTTCAATATCTAAGGTCTCTTTAGACCCATTGCGCTTTGCAACTTGGATTTCATTTGACACTTTTACTTTCTCCTATCTTCTTTATTAATTCAATATTTATTGTAAGGCTGGCATAGGATATGTTTGATGCGGCTTGAGATTGTTTGGCAAGTCTTCACGTTTACATGCGTCATGATTATATCCTAAAAATAAATCATCGACGGACAACATGTAGACATATCCTTTGTTATCGTCGACAAAAATATGTATCTCAAAATCCGAGTCCTTAAAACGTTCGGTTAACTGTAAAGAATAGCAGTAACCCAGTACACTTGTGAAGTAACAATATTCATTCAAGTGAATAAGCTCCCACGGGTTGGGCCAGGTAGTTTTGTCCCAGGGATCTGCATTTAGAGAAACACTTGGTGCTTCTTTATATTTGTCTAACAAACACCGAAAAGGTTCTTCGTCTGTTTCTAACTTTTCTCTAAATTCAGCCCACGAGGCTAATCTTTTTTCATATTTTGGTTCAAACATTAAATAACGTCAGTCTTTTTAGCTTTAATGACAAACTTAAATTCAGTCTGGTCATCGTTTGGCATTGTTGATGTTACTTTAACATCAATTGTGTCGGGTGTCAAGTCTGAATTGGCATCCCTAGCCTCTGCATCAAAGGTTACTGCGTCCAAATATGATCCAGCATCGCCAACAAAGTTGTATTCGTCTGATATCTCGACTTCTGCTGGGTTTGCATAAGCATTTATAATCACAGATAGAACTCCGGATCTTACTGCTTGGTAGTTTTGACTAACCATTGTGTAGTCGATATCATAACTTTGGTTAATCACTCCAGGTAAACGGAACAATCTTGTATTATTAAGTCTACCAAATGTCACTGAATTTTCAAAATTCAGATCAAAGAATGCTGTGCCTTCTACTTCAGGAATGTATGGCACATTAAGTAATCCGCTACCACTAATTAGATTCTCTGTTCTAGAGAACCAGTCATTAATTGATTTATTAGTAGGCTTTAGATATTGTATTACAGGATATACAGGCTGTATTTCAGTGCCTGCATCGTTACCTACAAATTCATATTGACATGTTTCACTTATGTTGAACCCGCCGTTTATAATATGAATTGCTTGTCTATTGATATTACTAAAATCACAATTGATAAAGTGATTATAGGAAGGTCCTGTAAGTTGACCAGGTGTTGAAGAAGTGTTTTCTCCAAAAAATACACCTTTACCAAGTGTATCAAAAGAACATCTTGACCAAGTATTATCATGGATGTCCCAATCTGAAACTATGCCGTAACTAAACCCATTAATATCACAATCGATAAAGTTGTTCAACTTGGTTTCTACTTCGTTACTTAAACTAATCATTTCAAGAGCAACATCTGCGGCATTCAGAGCGTCTACTTGTTCCCAAGTTCCTTCCATTGCTATATTAGTAAAACTACTATTTGTACAATTTTCTAATATAATTGCTTTACCTGTACCAGTTAGTTCTAGAGTCATGCCCTCTAGTCTAATGTCTCTCGCTTGATTTAAAGTAGTTGTGCTTGCGGCTGATGCAGGAGATCCAGGAGTGCTATCACTATTCACAGTCCTAAAGATTGGATCACCTACAGAGGTTTGTTTAATAATTGTTTTATCTTTGCCAGCACCAATTAGAGAAACATATGAAGGTAATGTAATTGTATCGTCGATTAGATAAATGCCTGGTTCAATGTGTAAAAGAACACGGCTTGCAGGATTAGTTTTATTTGCATCATTAATAAAGATTTGATCAATAGCGTTTTGTAATTGTGTTGTAACTATAGTTACTCCGTCTCCTTTTACACCAAAAGAACGAACACTTACTATGTCATCTAATCTTTCTTGCAAACTTCTGCGTACCGGAACTGTGCTGTTTTGTCCTGTAACAATGTAATTGTCTTCTGCTCTATAAATGTATGTGTCTGCAAGTTCAAATAAATTATCATATTCAGTAAGAACTTTTGTATTTCCAACTGCTGGTGCACCTTCAGATACAGCGCCGTTACCTATGAATAATTCTCTTGTATCAATAGCCCAACCTAGCTCACCAGAGGCAAGCTGAGGCAATCCTGAGCCTTGATTCTTTTGTCCTCTACGGACTTGTATTCTACTAATTTGAACAACAGCCACGTGTTTCTCCTACGCTTTTATTATGTATTTATGCGAAGTTCTCATAATACTTGTAGACTCGTTCATACCATTCTTGCCGCCATTCTTCGTACTCATCAGGCCAAATATCAAACTGCTGATATTCTCCTGCTCTACTACACATAAACACATGACCTTCTCGTATGTTAGTTCCATAGATTTCATTGTGTGCTTCTGCGTATGCTACAAGTTGTAGGAAGTAGTCAACTACCCATTCAACTTTCTTGGGCTTGTTGGTTTGCTTGAAGTCCATGATAGAGGGTTGACCTTTGTATTGTCCAACTAAGTCAGTTGTTCCTGCATACATGTTGGGCATGTATAAGGCTACCTCAGACCCCCATATCTCATCTACATCTGTAAGCGCCTGGGTCTTGATTTGTTCTGCCATACCATGTGCTTGTTGAGCATATGGATTAGACCCTGGCTCGGGCCATACACCAGTTTCGATGTAGTCCTCGAGATATTTGTGCATACGGGTGCCGACCCCCGCCGCTTCAGTTACAATCTCTTGTGCTTTAGCTTCACCCACCCTCTTCTTCCAAGCGATGAGGTGTGTCTTATCTTTGGTAGCGTCGAGGATAGTTGTGACCGAGGCCACAGCATTTCCATCGGGGGTCTCATAAAGTCTGCGACCCTCTACTTGTTTTCGTGAGATGGGTTGGTAATCGTATCTATTTACTATTAAAGTCAAAACGTTTTTCCTATATTAATACTTAAATTATATAGTCTAACGTAGTGTATGTCAATGATAATTTAGAGATCGGCGCCTACGTCTGTAGCACGTTTGGCCATTTGTGAAACTTTATCACCACCGTCATCTGCTGATGTTGCTGGTTCTTCTGCATCTTGATCCGTTTTTAATTCAACACCTTCAGCACTAAAATTGCTTACCATGCCCTTTACTCTAGGATCAGTGTCGTGTGCAACTTTGAAAGTTTCATATGCAAATGCTTCTGAGCCTATGTTTTGCATAATTTTGTTAAAGTCAAGATTAATTGTGTCAGGCTTTAATTGATCTTTGCTAGGGGTTTCAAAATGCAAGAAAGCTGGTTTGCCTTTCTGATTAGCACTGCCTTGGACAGTGCGTAAAGCCATTACCAATTTTTCGTTTGCTTGGGGATTCTCAGTCAGCCAGTCTTTTTTTTAGAAAGGATTGTGCCTATTCTCTGACTACGCTCTGCTATCTTTTTTTTAGAGTATTCTTTAGATTCTCTACGAGCTCTACCTGCGTCTTCAGTACCACCTGCGGCAGGTTCACTTGCACCCATGCCATCATCTGGCGGAGCAGTTAAATCTGCATCTTGATCAACTGTTGGTTCCATTGCAGGCTCTTCGCCTTCTGGCTCACCAATGACTGGTGCTTCACCTTCTCCAGTTAGCATACCAACACCTGCTGTAAGAGCACCGCGTGTTGATTCCATTGCAGTATAAAGTCCTTCTAGTGCAGGCTTAACTGTTGACACAAACTGCTCTGATTGTACTTGACCCATTTCGTCACGGATAGCATCTGCTAGTTCTAGCATTGATTCTGTCTGCATTTCAGCAGTGTCTTCCATCCAACCTGTAACACGATCAACCATATCTTTAGCTGCCATTACTAGTTCTGCTTGGTCTTCTGCACCTTCACGTAGTTTTGCTTCGCCTATCATGTCACGACCGTAATAAACGTTTATTGCTCTTTTACCTAGTGCAGTTTCTTTTGCATAAAAATTCATCCATTGTCCAAATTTAGGATCTTTGTCCATTTCGTTGTTTAGATAATCTTTAAATTCTTCAGTGCTTTTTGCTCGCCCTAGTAAATTTTTTATTATATCTAAATATTCTGGATTGTTTATTTTATCTTCTTTAGTATTAACTTCACGCTCTGCAATCTCTGCATTCAACACATCAAGGAAGAGTTTATTTTTTTGATATGAAGAACTTTTAACTGTGTCAAAACTTTCGTTGGTTTCGACTTGACTTAATACTGTACGAATTTTGTTTCGAGCATCTTCTAATTGCTCTACTGTAAACTTTTCTAAGGCAATACGCTTACCAAAGCGTTTTGCTAGGCTCTCGTTCAGCGACTTTGCTGTAACTGGTTTTGAAATTTCTCTAATGTTCATTTGTACTCTTCCTGTCTGCACATTATATAACTTATTTAGCCTTTTACCAGATAAACTGTTCCAATTTCTTCTTAGCATCATTTACCTTTTCCCAGCTTATATCGAATCTGGTCTGTGTAATCCATTGCTTAGTTTCATCTTTGGACTTGTTCATTGTGTTTTTATAGAACATGCAATCTATATAGTTTTTCATTATAATCCTATCTAAGTCTAGGATTTGCGTTGTGTTATTTCTTCTTTTACTTAGACTTTTAACTAACGCAATGGCGGCTGTTTTTGAATATGTTTCAGCAACTATCTCATTAGTTTTATAACTTTTTACAGTGTGTTTATCTCTATGGCAAATAATACTAAAAGAACCTATATTGATTTTGTTTCCAACTTTTTGGGGGAACAAAGTTGGGTCAATAGGTTTAGATAGTATGTCTTTAAGGTCATCCGCTAGTCTGCTCATTTTTCATCACCATATAAGATCTATTTCTTAGTATTTTAGTTATCAAACTTTTCCTTACTAGGTTCTCTATCACGAATTGATCCCTTTCAGAATAAAGTTCCATAGGTTTTATACCTTCCATTTTATCCAAAAGTTCTTGTTCTTCGTTAGTAATAAAAATACTAAAACTATTTAAAAGCTCATTAATTTTCATCTGATCGCGGCTAATTGTTTCTTCATTGCGGCAATTTGTTCTTGCTGTGCTTTTACTTGATCTTCTGCACTTTTGATTTGTTGTTGTAACATTGCTTTTTGTTGCTGTGCATTTTGCTGTCTGTTTGCTTGCATTTGTTGCATTTGATCATTCTGTGCATCTGGTGCTGTTGCAGTAGAAGCGTCTGCGGCCATAGCAGGCCCGCCATTGACACCTGCTGGTGCAGTTGGTTCTTCTATTAAAACGTCTTTCATTTTCATCTTGCGCTTCTCCTACGATTATATCTTTTTGCCCTGCGTGAATTAGGACTTACTCTTTTTGTTTTTGTGCTTTGGAAAGCAACACTTTTACCCTTTACGGCTTTTGTTCTTTTTAATGTCTGTGCCGCCTTTGCTTTGTAAGGAGCATTACATGCGGCAGGTGAAGACATTACTCTTCCTTTCCTTGGGCCAAACGTACAACGGTATTTTCTAACTACCTTACCGCCTTGACGTTTCCATGCTACTCCTTCTATAACTTCTTCTACTATCATCTGCGAGCTGCCTTGTTTAATGCTTGTACTCTACGACTTGCTGGATTAACCCTTTTTGTTCTTTTAGATTTACGTGCTATCCTTGGTCCTAATCTAGCCTTTGTTCTTTTTAATGTTGCTCTTTTCTTTACATCAGGTGCGGCAAAACACTGAGCCATCTTGGCAACAATGCGTCCTTTTCTTGCTCCAGAAGTACAACGAAACTTACGAACAACCTGTTTGCCCGATCTGGCCCAAACTTGCTTTTCATCAAGAGGCACGGTATCTTCTATATATAACTCTCGCAGTAACATATAGTTATTTAGTATATTTTATTGGAAGGAAACTAAAAGTACTATTATTGTAGATAGCAAGCCAGCTACTATTGTTCCGGCTGTACCGATTAATACTTTGGTCATTGACTTTTGTCCGTCAATAACATCTTGGTGAATGTCGTCTACTTTTTGTTCTAGGCCGGTTAGACGACGATCGAGAGCTTCATAGCGTAGAGCGCATAGATCTACGTGTGCTTCTAGACTTTCTTTTTCTAAACTTGTTGTTGGCAAATCAGCCATTTAATTCTCCGTAAAGTAAACTCGTAGTTGGCCTTTGGGTGTGTTATATTAAATGCCTGATAGTATAAACTATGTTAATATTTATCAATCTTCTAATTTTTTAAACACTATGTTTTTATATTTTTTATCTTTTGTGTTAAAAATTGCTGTGTCAAAAACAACGGACTCTGTAAGACTTTGTATAAAAGGCACTAGATCAAAATCCTCTACTAGTTCATCTACAGATGTGCTTCCGTAGTCTATTTCAAATTTGAATATCCAATAAGTTTGGGTGCCTTTGTATGCTGAACCAAAACCAAGTTTGTCATTTACAATATTAGTTTCTGTTTTTATTACTTTCTTTGGTGTAGGATTAGCTCTTAATCCGATAACTTGTATTAGAGTATTATAATTTGCCTGTTGACTGACTGCTAATTTATCTGGTCCTCTATGGCTGCCAGACTCTGTTATATCAACCAATGTATGTAATTCAAATTCCATACTGTATTTACAGCCATAAAAAAAGAGCTCACATAAAAGTGAGCTCTTTGAGTTTGTGACGCCTAAGCCATCACGTTCCTAAGGTAGTTAGGATTTATTATACTGGGTTCTGATCAAAGTCAGCAACTAGAGCAAGTGTGATGTCTGTTACATATCCACCGCCTGCTGTATCAACTGCGCCAGTACCTTGTACTGCAACGTATACTGGGTCAGTACCAACTGTACCTGCGATACCTGCAACTGTTACTGCGTCTGAAGTACCTTTAGTTACACCCATTGTCATTGCTTTCACTAATGAAACTAGTTCTGCTTCTGTGTGATCGCCAGTACCTTTGTTTACACTGTAGATACGTGTTCTTGGACCTAGTCCGCCAACACCTGAGTTGATTTGCTCGTAGTTTTGTCCGATTGAACTAATTAAGTCTGCCATTTTTTTCTCCTATATTCTCTTAATGACACAATCCGCTCTCTGCGAAGTTGTTATTATTATTTAGCAAATATGGTGAAAAACTACTTTTTAAGGGCGTTTTTGGCTCGTTTATGAACATTCTTTAGCATTGCTACATGTGCAGGCCCTGCTTTTATAATATCTACAAGCATTTGCACGGCAGGATTAAAGGCTTTTGTAATGTTGCTAGGTATAGGTTTGCCTTGTGATGAAAGCTCAATATGCTTAATTGCAAGGAATAGGTTCTTTTTACCAACTATTTGAGCTAACCAGACAAGCTCTGATCCTATAATAGGATTATCAGGAGTGCTTACTGTAGGTTCAGTATCTTTAACTCTGTTGCTTTCGAGGTCTTTTAAAACTGCTAATTTTTCTAAATCATCGATTAAATCGCCCGAGCGCAATCTTGCTCTTGCCGCATACAATAATTTAGTAACTGCTGTTTTGAGTGTTTGTTTATCAGAGCTATCTATATTCACAATAACTCTGCGTACACTCTTGTAGGTTGCATTGCTAATATTTAAACTAGATTCTAGTTTAATAAAAAAGTTTGCAGGCTTAGTTGGAATGTTACCTGTCGCTAATTCATTAAGATAAACGTTTAAAGGTAACAAAGGGACTTTAGTTTGTGCTCTAACCTTTTTAGCCGCATCTGGATCTTTAAGTTTTTCCATTGCACTGTTATCGCCTACAACAAAATAAATTAAGTTGTGTAGGTCAGTGCCACTAAATCTAAAGTCCTTGTAGAGAGATCTGCTTTTGGTTGCAGCCGCATATTTTTGCACAAATCTAGAGTGCCCTGGATAGTTTCTTAATAGTTCTAATATTAAAAGACTAAGGTATACTCTCTCACAGCAATCTGTGTAAGACAAACTTTTTACATTATTTGGACTTCTAGTTAAACGAGCTTCATGGATGTCTTTCAAGAAACTATAACTGTCCTTGAGAGGCGTTTCTATTTCATGTCCGCCTTCCATTGTTGCCCATTCCATTGCTGTGAACTTTTGTTCCATATTACATATACTTCTGCATAAAGATTTTTGGCATTTCGTGATAGTCTTTAACATCTACAAAGTCATGTAGTGTTGAACTATTTTGTAGTTCTCTGGTAAACTGTGCTTTTACAGCAGGTTTCATTCCTTCTGCTGTTAACATCATACGGAGTATTCTTGCTTGCTCAGGTTTAACTTCAATCTCTTGTCCGTCATCTGTCATAACTGTTCTTACAGGATTTGGATTACCTTGGCTATCTAGGATTTTACCTAACTGGATAAACATGGCTTCTTTTTTAAAACCTGCTCCGCCTTCGTCGTCTACATCTAGTTCTGCACCATGACTGCCTAATCCGAGGTCTCCCAAATCGTCGTCATCTTGAAGAACTGGTTTAACAATTTTTGTTAGAGTGTCTTCAAACTCTTTTAAATAATCTTTCATTTATCTCTCCACAGCTCTGTTAGCTTTTGTAAAATATTCTCTTGGTACAAGTTTTATATCGCCTTGAGGATGTGCAAGCACATAGCCTTCGCCGCCTTCGCCTTGTCCAGGAATAGTTGCTTTAACAGTTTGGTCATGTAAATCAAACTGTCTAATAATATCATCTTTTACTTTCATAATTGACGATACAGTAGTCCATAATGCTTTAAACGCATTAAGATGTTCTTTAATATATTCTAAGACTTTTGCTTTCATTGCGTTACTAATCTTAGGATGATTTTCTAGCCATTGTGCAAAATCTGCACCTAAGTTATCTAAACTAGAATCTACTTTATTGTTAACATAGTTGTACAACAAATCTGGAAACTTTTTCATCTTTCTTGCTGTTAGTGCTTCTACATTTAAAAGTTCGTCTATGCCGCTGGCATTTTGTTTTATTATTTGCTCTAGCTGTGCAAGTTCTGCATTATCAACATCAGCTGGTCTTTCAACACTTACTGACGGCACTACTAATACTTCGTTGCCTTGGAATGTGTCAATACTATTAAACGGAGTTTCTGCTCCGCTTTCGTCTATTTCTCTGTGTATTACAATACCTGTTTTACTTTGGCCTATTTTCTTACCTAGCTCAGATTTAGCATCAACTGCGTATTGAACTATGTTAGGTTTAAAAATATAATTTCCGTCTTGTATTTCAGGAGTGTTATAGTAAAGTAAGTCGCCTTTAAAATAACCTCTATGACTCTCGGGAACTGCCTTTTCATATTCATCAAAGATGTCAGCCATGTTACCTACAAATTTATGATAGTCTGCTTTCTTAGCAGGATCAGGATTAGATGCTCCAGGACGATTCATTAACATTTGTTGGAGGGCTTGTGCTGAAGTTGCCCTTCCATTGTAACCTTTTGCTCCAAAGCCGCTTTTGTCTGTAAGAATAAACTCTCCATTTTCATTGCGGCCAAAAATGAGTGCAGGAGAGCCGTCCCATTTGATTGTGACATCTTTATGACTTTCTCCTTCTAAATTCTTTAAAGCCTGTAAAGCTCGCATTGCACCTGCACTACCTTCCCAAAACACAATGTCCTCTGCGTGTTGGATACGTGCTTCGGCTTCATGGAGTGCATTGCCTGTATTTTCTTTACTGCCTACAAGTTTGTCTTTTAAAGGATGCGTAGTGCGTCCTGGCTTTGCACTAGGCATTGGATCGCTACCGCGAGCATAGTCACCGTCTTTTTGTTTTTTACTTTCTTCAGTTTTATTTTTACGACTTTGTAAACCCGGAACAGGATCTACTTCTACTCTTTGCATAGGCTTAGACATGTCGTTAAGGAACTGATCAACTTGATTGCCGAATCCATTTTGTCTAAAAAACTCTGCTTCTCTGTCTAGTTGAGCTTTTTGATCTTTCATACTTTGATCAAACGCTTGGCTAGTAACCATGAGCTCGCCTTGTATTGTATCCATAGTTGATTGATTCTTAAGCTGTTGCCAAGTGAGATATTCCGCTTGCCATTTATCAAATCTTTTTTGAAGACGGGCATTAGTTTCTACTATTTTAAAGTCACTAAATCTCATGGAAGTAATTCCTTTATTCTGCGTAACTGCTTATCAGCAAGACTTTCTTGTGCTTGTACATATTTTGTTAATTCATCAGGAATGCCAATATCTTTGACTTGACCATTTTTTGCAAAACTGCTTAGAATTTTATCTACAAGCTCGGGATCATAATTTGATTCAATTGCTTGTTTTAAACTTTCATAACTGTTTAAATCACTTGCATCATTAAGTCCTAGGGCTTTTGCAATTTCGTCTGCTGTTTTAATAGGATTACCTATTATCTCATTATTATTTTTTTTGGTATAACCTATTCCATTTTTCTTAGGTACTGGTGTACGCTTTATTCTTACCAAGCCATCAGCAGGTGACCACATCCAGCGTTGACTTTCTACAGGACGTCCGTCGTCAATAGTTTCTTCTGAATCTTGTCTTTGATAAACTGCGGCAATAGATGCTATCATAATATTACGGAACACACCTTTGTATTTGCTTTCTGTTTCACTAGGCGAATGATAATAAGTTTTTAACCAACCCGGATCGCCTGGCATAAAATCAACTTGTACATATCCTGTTCTCTGTTTAGGTGTTGCATTTTTTTGTGCATCGTATCCTACAATCTGAGTCTTAGTCATAATCACAGAACTCTTTTCAACTCCTTGAATAATAGGACTGCGTTTTAATCTTTCTATAAATTCTGGTATTTTATCTGGATCTATTTGAAGCGCAACATCAATGTCACCCGAATACTCTTTTTTTCCTACAGAGCCAAGAACATTGTTTTTTAAATCTATACCTAATGATTTTTCTAGTGCATCTAGTGTAGGTTCAATCTCATCAATATGAATTGGTCCTACGCCTGGCATAGCGCCAATTCATATTGATGAGAT